ACCGTCGCTCAATGGTTGGTGGAGTACGGCAAGCACCACGCCGCGGTTGCCGCGGGCTGGCAAAGCAACAACGGCGCGGTCGACCGCATCCTCGAAGCGGCGCTGCTCGATCGCTGCAAGCGCGAAGAGATCGAGATCCGCATCGCCAAAGAGCGAGCCACGTTAATCCCCGATGATGTTTTTATCGACGGCGTCGCCGAAACATTCACCGCGGTCAAGACCCGTCTGCTGTCGATATCCAATCGTCTGCGCGCGCGCCTTTCCAACCTCGCGGTCGAAGATATCACCTTCATCGTGGCCGCCATCGAGGACGAGATACGCGATACACTGACCGAGCTGAGCGATGATCGATTCCCTCGAAGTATTAGAGAGCGCCTTGCAGAAGAGCGTGGCCGCGTTCAGGCCCGCGCCGCGACAAACGGTCAGCCAGTGGGCGGACCTAAAGCGCAAGCTTAGCTCGGAGTCGAGTCCCGAGCCCGGTCAATGGAAGACTTCGAACAATCCGCTTGCGCGCGAAATTATGGACTGCTTCAGCGATCCGCTGATCGAGACCGTGGTGGTCAAATCGCATGGGCAATTCACGAAAACGGAAATTATTCTCAACGTTTGCGGCTCTCACATCGAGAACGACCCGGCGCCGATCCTGATCGTCCGGCCCACCGAGGAAGAGGCCAAAGCGTTTTCCAAGGACCGCCTCGCCGCCATGCTGCGCGATACGCCGTCCCTCCAAGGGCTCGTGCTCGAGCCGCGGGTCAAAGGCAGTGACAACACTTTATTCCACAAAAAGTTTCATGGCGGGCATGTCACCATCACCTGGTCCGAGAGCCAGGCCGGCCTCGCCAGCCGGCCGATCCGCATTTGCCTGTGCGACGAGATCGATCTGTACACCGTCGACGCCGTCACCAAAGCGGTCAAGCGCACGTCGCGCTTTTGGAACCGCAAGATCGGTTTGTTCTCAACGCCGACCTACGCCGACACCTCGGCGATCGACTCCAAATTCCAGGCCAGCGACCGGCGCTTCCCGCACGTGCCCTGCCCGCTCTGCGGCATGTTTCAGAAGCTCGATTGGGAGCACGTCCAATGGCAGACCGGGCGGCCCGAGACCGCCGTCTACGTCTGCGCGCATTGCACGCGCGCCTGGACCGATCACCAGCGCGGCGTCGCGTTGCAGGACGCCGTATGGCGCGCGGAAGGGGAGTTCCGCGGCGTCGCCGGATTCAGCGCCTGGGAAATCCACGTGCCGTTCTCACCGCTCGCCAAGATGGCCACCGAGTTCCTAGACGCCAAGCACCGCAGCGACATGGGCGACCCCGACCCGCTCATGAACTGGACCAACTTGACCCTCGGCGCCACGTGGTCGCTCAAGGGCAAGTCGGTTGCCGCCGAGCCTTTGATGGAGCGGCGCGAGAACTACTCCGTCAGCGCGCTGCCGTATCGGATTCTTTATCTGACCGCCGGCGTCGACGTCCAAGACAATCGCTTGGAAATTGAGATCGTCGGCTGGCGCCGCGAGAAGCGCGACGATATCGAGGAGAGCTGGGGCGTCGAGCGAATCTACCTCTACGGCGATCCGGCGAAAAAGGAGATCTGGGACGAGCTCGACGAGATCCGAAAGCGCGAGTGGACGACCGAGGACGGGCGCCAGCTGCGGATCGGCGCCGCCTGCGTCGATAGCGGCGGGCATCACACCGAGGAGGTGTATCGCTTTTGTAAAAACAAAAGCAGCCGGCACATCTACGCGATCAAAGGCATCGACGGCGCGCGCCCGATCTGGACGCCGCGCGCCGGCAGCAGCCGAAAGTACAAAGGCAATCTCGTCTGGACCGTCGGCGTCGAGACCGCCAAGGCGCGGATCTACAATCAGCTGCGCGTCGAAACGCCCGGTCCCGGCTTCGCGCATTTTCCGGAGGAATATGACGCCGAGTTTTTCAAGCAGCTCACCAGCGAAGAGATCCGCACCAAGTTTTTTCACGGCAAGGCCGCGCTGTATTTTTTCCTGCCGAAGGGCCGGCGCAACGAGGCGCTCGACTGCCGCGCCTACGCGCTCGCCGCGCTGAACTCGGGAAGCGTCCCATGGGAGGCGCTGCTCCGCGCCGCGCCGACCGAACCGCCGCCGAAACCAGACGGCGGGCCCGGCGCGCCTCCGGGGCTGCCGCCGCCGGCGGCGAAGCCGCCCGCCGCGGCGCCGGGCGGGCAGCCGCGAAGGGTGCGGTTTAAGTTTCGATGACGCTTAAAGATAATTCGATGGAGATTCTTGTCGGTGACGCGATGGAGCAGCTCGCAACCTTGCCAGCCGAATCCGTTCAGTGCGTGGTCACTTCGCCGCCGTATTGGGGGTTGCGCGATTATGGCACGGCTACATGGGAAGGCGGGGATGAGGGGTGCGATCACCGTGTTGTGGCTACCGGTGACATGAAGCGACGCGACGTGGGCCGAGCCGCTACCGGAACATTCAACGGGTCGGCCGTCGTGAGCGAGCTACAGGCGCCGCAATACCGCGACCTCTGCGGCAAGTGCGGCGCGCGCCGGATCGACAACCAACTCGGTCTGGAGAAAACGCCGGAAGAGTACGTCGAGAAAATGGTGGCGGTGTTTCGGGAAGTGAAAAGAGTGCTGCGCGATGACGGGACGGTGTGGCTGAATTTGGGGGATAGCTACGCAGGAGGGGCTGGTGGTAGGGGCGACAGCGGGCGTCAATTTCACACCGATGGAATCGGTGGCGGGCCGGCATCAACAAAACATCATGGACAGCGACTCCATCGCGAATTAGGAGCCGGACTCAAGCCTAAAGACCTCGTCGGCATCCCCTGGCGTGTCGCCTTCGCGTTGCAAGCGGACGGCTGGTATCTCCGCAGCGATATTATTTGGAGCAAGCCGAATCCGATGCCGAGTAGCGCGACGGATCGTGCAACTGTGGCGCATGAATATATTTTTATGCTCTCTAAAAAAGGACGCTATTACTTTGATGCGGACGCGGTGAAGGAGCCAGTTGCAGAGTCGCAAATAGGCGGTAGCTACCACGGCTCAAGTTTTAATCGAGGAAAGACCGCCGTGAACGGAAATGGTCGCAATCAACCGGACGCTAATCGCCGCGATTCGGTTGGGTTGAGTCAATTCCGCAACATCCGCTCGGTCTGGACCATCGCGACGCAGCCCTATCCAGAGGCGCACTTTGCCACGTTCCCCGAAGAGCTCGCCAAGCGCTGCATACTCGCCGGGAGCAAGGCGGGCGACATGGTCCTTGACCCTTTCGCCGGCAGCGGGACGACTTTGAAAGTGGCAATTGAGTTGGGCAGGCGAGCGGTGGGGATTGAGTTGAACCCTGATTATTTGCCGATGATAAACCGGCGATGTGCAACGACGATTGGACTCGCTTTTTAAGAGGGCGGACGCCGTCCGCCCCACAAACGACGTGTGACACGATTCGACACAGGTAAGGCCGAAAAATGACGATTGAACAACTGCGCGAGATTGCCGATCTGACCGTGCGGCTGACGGACATGCGCCCGGGTGAGGATACGGTTGAAAAGGCGCCTGAGCTATTCGGTAAGCTGCTGGATGAATTTCGCAAGCACGTGGATGAGTCACCGAACGCAATACGCTGCGGCATCTGTGGTGTCACCGACTGCAAGCATATCCCTGGGAGATGTTACTGCTCCGGCTGCGACGAGCTTACGGAGCAATGCCGTTGCCCCGACCGGGCCAGATAAAGCTTCGGGTTGTGCGCGGCGGGCTGTTGCTGTATTTTTAGGCACACAAATGCCTTGGACCGGAGCAGACTATGACGCCGTCGAGGCCGCGATCCGCGCGGTGCGCGACGGCACGCGGAAAAATTCCCTCAGCGGCGAGAACGGCGGCATGCAGTTTGTCAACACGCCGCTGCCCGACCTGATCAAACTGCGCGAGGCGATCCTTGCCGAAGTGACGAGCACGGCGGCCGCCGGGTCGATCCGCCGGCCGCGGATTTATCTGATGCGGAATCGACGGGGCCTTTAAAATAATAGAATGTTTGAAAAACTGCTCACAGCGCTGACGTTTCGTAAGCCCAAAGCGCCGAGCGCGCTGCGCGTGCGCAACCGCTACGACGCCGGCGCCATGGGGCGGCGGCTCGGCCTGTGGATGCCCGGCACGCCGGGGCCGAACGCGGCGATCCTCGCCGATTTGGATCTGGTGCGCGCGCGCTCGCGCGACGCCACCCGCAACAACGGCTGGATAAAAAAAGGCATCAACTCGGTGGTCTCAAACGAGATCGGCACCGGCATCACGCCGCGCTCGCGCGCGCCGGACGAGACCTTTCGCAAGGCCGCCGACGCGCTCTGGAACGACTGGACCAAGGTCGCCGACGCCGACGGCGTGCTCGATTTCTATGGGCTCCAGTCGCTCGCGTCGCGCACCCGGGTCGAGGGCGGCGAGGTCTTTATCCGCCTGCGCCAGCGCGCGCCGAGCGATGGTCTGCCCGTGCCGCTGCAATTGCAGTTTTTAGAGCCGGAGTTTTGCCCGTCCGATACCAACGAGCTGCTTCCCATCGGCGGCCATTCGATCCGCGCCGGGATCGAGTTCAACGGCATCGGCAAGCGCACCGCCTACTGGATGCACCGCACCCACCCCGGCGAGCGCTTCCTGACCATCAATCTCGCCGAGCTCGTGCCGGTGCCGGCGTCGTCCGTGATTCACCACTACGCGCCGCTCCGACCGGGACAGCTCCGCGGCGTGCCGTGGACGGTGCAGGCGTTAATTAAAACCCGCGACTTCGATGAATATGACGATGCGGAATTGGTGCGCAAAAAAAGCCGCGCGTCTTATACCGCCGCGATCACGCGCGCCAACTACGCCGATGACGAATACAAGTTTGACCCGTTCTCGGGCGCGCCGCTCGACCCGCAAAACGGCGACGTGCCGATCATGACCGTCGAGCCGGGCGCGATGGTCGCCATGCTGCCCGGCGAGGATCTCAAATTTTTCGAGGGCGACTCGACCGGCGCCGGCTACGCCGACTTCGTGCGCCAGCAATTGCTCGGCGCCGCGGCCGCGCTCGACATTCCCTATGAATTCCTCAGCGGCGATATGTCGAAGGTAAACGATCGGTTGATGCGCGTCGTGCTCAACGAGTTTCATCGGATCCTCGAACAGTCGCAGTGGCATCTAGTGATCCCGCAAATCTGCGAGCCGGTCTGGAGCGCGTGGATGGACCAGGCCGTGCTCGCCGGCGCGCTCACGGCGCCGGAGTATTTCGCGCGGCGGAAAGAATATCAGCGCGTCGACTGGCGGCCGCAGCGCTGGGAGTACATCCACCCGGTGCAAGACGTGCAGGCGCGCCAGATGGAAGTCGCCAGCGGCTTCAACTCGCGGTCGGCGGTCGTCGCCGAGCGCGGCGAAGACGCCGAGGAGATCGACCGGCAGAACTCTGAGGACAAGAAGCGCGCCGAAGGGCTGGGCCTCACCTACGCCACGCACAACCTGCCGCCGGCGCCGGAGCAAGATGATCAAGGTGCCGCCGCCGCATGAGCACCGAACGGATAATCCTGCTGGTCGTTTTGATTCTTCTCCTCGTCGGCGGGCTGCCGACCTGGGGCTATCATTCGATGGGCTACGGACCGGTCGGCGCGGTCGGTGTGATCCTGATCGTCGTTCTGATTCTCCTTCTGGCGGGCCGGCTATGAAACTCCCGCGCGTGACGATCTTTTTTTTGATCGAGCGGATCCTTCAAAAGCAGGGAGCAAAACTAGCAGGAGCAGGGAAAAACGATGGCTGAATCACATTCCGAAATCGCTAAGGATATTGTCGTGGCACTGCTGAGTCGAATAGAAGCGCTGCCCCACGGGAATTTAACAAAAGACCCAGAGCCACTAGGGAAGGCGCTCGCGACGATTTACCGGATCGTTCTTGAAGAAGTGAATAAATAACAGCGGAAAGTTTACATAATGGCGCGCCGAACCATTCACATTCAGAACGCCGTCAGCAGTGAGATCGCGCGCCACGAGCAGGCGATCGACTGCGACGCGAGCATTTCGAAGATCCATTTGACGGTGGTGCTCAGCCGGCAATCCGGCATGCCGTTCAAAGTCTCTTACAGCGCGGTTTCCGAAAGCAGATTGACAGAGGCGGTGAAACTGTCCAGAGTACGGTAACTTACATAATTTAGCTCTCGGCCCGAGGAAACAAAGTAGCGGCCGCCCGTCGATCTTGAGGAGGATCGGCGGGCGGCCGCTTTTTTTTTGCACGGAGGTTTCATGGATGAATGTTGGAACGTCAAAGCGGAAGGCGACAAGCCGTCGTCCATCGATGTCTATATCGACGACTTCATCGGCGACTGGATCGCCGGGATGCTCGGCTTCGGCATCACGGCCAAGGAGTTCGTCACCGCGCTCAACGCCGCGCCGGACTCGGTGAAAACCGCGCGCGTCCACATCAACTCTCCCGGCGGCGACGTCATGGCCGCGACCCAGATCGCCAATACGTTTCGGGATCTGAAAGCGCGCAAGGGCTGGTATGTCGAGATGCTGATCGAGGGGGTTGCCGCTAGCGCGGCAACCCTCATCACCAGCGCCGGCGACGTCGTCAAGATCGCCGACAACGGGGTTTTCTTCACGCACATGCCGTCCTCGCCCAAGTACGGCAACGCCAAGGAACATCGCGAGACGGCCGACAAGCTGGACACCATGCGCGACGCGATCGTCGCAACCTATCGCTGGAAATCGCCGCTCAGCGCGGACGCTCTGATCCAGTTGATGGAAGACTCGGCGTTGCTGAGCGCCGATGAGGCGATCGCCAACGGCTTTGCCGACGAAAAGATCGAAGGCCTCCGCGCCGCCGCTTTTATCGACGCGACCATGCTTTCCAAGATGGCGCCGATTCCGGACAAGTACCGCGCGCTGATCGAACCGTTTATCAAGCCGACTGCCGAGGGTCCCGCCCCAGCGGCGGGGGCGCCGCCCACCACGCCCTCGCCGCCTTCTGGCGGCAACCCGTCCATGAGCGCCGACGACGTGCGCGCCGCCGCGGCGGAGATCAATGAACTCTGCAAGAAAAACGACGTGGCCGCGCTTGCCGGCGACTTCCTCGCCCAGGGCAAGACGCCCGAGCAGGTGCGCGAGCGTCTGAAAGACGCCGGCCCGATCCGCTCGGCGTGCGTCGCCGCCAAGCTGCCCGACCGCGCGCAGCGCTACATCAAGGCCGGGTTCTCGCTCGAGGAGGTACGCAGCGATCTGTTCGAGATCCTGCAAGCGCGCGACATCGACATTGATAACCGGCTGCCGATCAAGGATCGCACGCTCACCCAAAGGGTCGTCATCAACAGCGACGAAATTTATGCCGCGCGAAGGAAGTCCGCAACACGGAGCCCGCGGTAGGTAAAATTTTTCACCAAAATCGAAAGAGGAGGAATTTTCTATGGCAGCTTTAACTCAATCCAAGGGCTACGGCGAGTGGTTGCTCAGTGAGGCCAACGGCCAGCGCTCGCGGAAAAATGTTGTCGTCGCGTCCGGTCAGAATCTCGCGGACGGTGCGGTGGTCAGTGGGCTCACCACGGGCGGCAAGGTGGTCGCGGCTGGCACGGCGCTCTCGTCCGTCATCGGTATTCTGCTCGGAGCCGTCAATGCCACCGACGCCGACCAGGCCGGAGTGATCATCGAGTGCGACGCCGAGGTCAAGCTGGCTTCGCTCGGCTGGGCGGCGGACCAGGACGCCGGCGAACAGGCGGCCATCGTCACCTCACTCGCCGCGCTCGGCATCAAGGCACTGTAAACGGCACGATAACCGCACCCGAAAAACAGGAGGATTTCCGATGTTAGATATTTTCAACGGCGACGCTTTTGGCGTCGTGTCTCTTACCAAGTCGATCAATACGGGGGAGTACGTACCGCAGCGCCTGGGAGAGATGGGGCTGTTCAGCGAAGAGCGCATCACGACCACCGTCGCGGTGATCGAGATCGTGAACGATGTCTTGACCCTCGTGCGGACGGCGCCGCGCGGCGGCGTGGCCGACGCCAACCCGGCGCTCGGCGCCAACGTGCGCGCGTTCAAGGTGCCGCACATTCCGACCCGCGATCATTTGCTTGCCGACGAGGTGCAGAATGTCCGCGCCTTCGGCAGCAATGACAACACGGTGGCCGTCCTGCAGCGCGTGCAGCAGAAGCTCGCCAAGATGCGCCGTCGGCTCGAACTGACTATCGAGTACCACCGGCTCGGGGCGCTCAAGGGCATTATCTTGGACGCCGACGGAACCACGGTGATCTACAACCTGTTCACTGAGTTCGGCGTCACCCAGCAGGAGATGCCTCTTTTGATGAACACCACGACCACCGACGTGCCGGGCAAGCTGGTGGCCGCCGCTCGCCTCCTCGAGGCCGCGCTCGGCTCGACGACTTACGCGCGCCTACACGCCATCGTCGGACCGTCGCTGATGGACAAGCTGGTGGCCCACACCTCGGTTAAAGACTGGGTGAAGGCGAATTCGGAGGCGTCGCGTTTATTCCTTGAGGGAGATCTTCGTTACAGGGTCGTCCGCGTCCGCAACATTCTTTTCGAGGAGTACCGCGGCGGCAGCGGCGTGTCCGGAGTCGGCGACACCGAGGGTTATTTGTTCGCCGAGGGCGTGCCCGATTTATTCACGACGATGTTCGCGCCGGCGGATTATGTCGAGGCCGTCAACACACCGGGGGAGCCGTTTTACGCCAAGCAGGAGCCATTGCCGATGGGCAAGGGCATCGACATGGAGGCGCAGACCAACCCTTTGAATATCTGCACGCGCCCGCGCTCGGTCATTCACCTGAAAGAAAATACGTAAAACGGATGGCCGTCCAACTCAAACCCATCAACGGCGGCTTCGCCGGCCTGGCCAAGCGCGTGCCCAACGCTACGGTGGCCGCGCTCAACCGGGTCGCCGCGAGCACGCGGGCGAGCGCGGCGAAGGGCATCGGCGCCGATCTCGGCGCCAAGCAGGCCGCTGTGCGTACGGCGGTCGCCGTCCGGAAAGCCGGTAGCAACACCATGGAAGCGCAGGTCGTCGCGACGGGGAAGCGTATCCCGCTGATCGCTTTCGCCAAAAACGTCGCCGGGCAGTACATGGCGCAACTGATCGCCGCACAGGCCCGCGGCGCGCGCGGCATCGGCGCGAAGGGCGGTCGCGGCGGCGGCGTCTCGTACTCCCTCGGCGGCAAACAGAACCGCATCGCCGGAACTTTTATCGCGCGCATGCCGACCGGACACGTCGGCATCTTTAAGCGCGCCGGCCGCGCGCGCTTAAAGATCCACGAGCTCTTCGGCCCGTCGATCCCGCTGGTTTTCGCCAAGGACAAAGTGCAAACCGCCGTGCGCGCGGTGATCAAAGCGCGCATGCCGATCGAAATGGCCGCGGCCGCAAAGTTTTTTGGCGGCAAGGGATGACAACCGTGATCGTGTTTCGTGATCGTGTAGGGGCGATTCATGAATCGCCCGTACGGGCGACCGGCGGTCGCCCTCCGGAAAAATGAGCAGCCAAGAGATTTTCGACGCGATTGAGGCGACCCTCCGGCCGATCGTCGGGCTGGCGGTGAAGTTCGGCCCGCTCGCGATCGTGGAGCCGGTGCTGCCGATCGTCGCCATAGTGCCGGAGGACGAACCCGCCACGCGGACGAGCAAGACCAGCAGCGCAACCGAGCTGACTATCATGCTCCGCCTCCTCGCCGACAGCGCAGAGAATATCGAACCGTGGTCGCAGCAGATCATGGCGGCGATGCGAAGCGACCCAACGTTGGGCGGCGCCGCGCGGATGTGCGAATTCAAGACGCGCGGCTGGAGTTTTTACGACCCGGTGTTTCCGCAGAACGGCGTGAAGCACCATTACGTGGTGACGTATTAAAAGGGCGACCGCCGGTCGCCCCTACGGAGGATTTTTTAAATGGCTAATCTCACCGTGAACGTATTTTCAGGCGGATCGGTTGTCGCGGCTTTAGTTGCGGCCGCCGCCGGCGGCGATTCTATTCCCGGCTATACCGGTAAAGAGTTTTTGCTTGTCAAAAACTCCCACGCGACCTTACCAAGAACGGTTACGATCGACAGCGTGACGCCCTCGAATTACGCCACCGATGTGAACGTCGCGGTTGTGGTGGCAGCCCTGACCGAGGCGATCATCAAGCTCCCGGCGCCGGCGTCCCGCTGGAAACAAGCGGGAGGCGAGGTGGACTTTACCTATAGCGACGCGGCGGCGGATCTTACCGTCGGCGCCTTTCGCTGGCCGGAGTAAGGGCGATTCATGAATCGCCCCTACGGGCGTGATGAATCACGCCCCTACATCTAAAACAGGAGGATTTTATGCCGCAAGTAGAACAAGTCGGAGTGGATTATTTGCTCTACGTCGTGACTGCCGTTGGCCCGCCGGAAGTATTGACGCCGATCGGCGGAGAGAAGGACACAAGCGTCGAGTGGGAGTTTGATACCATTGAGGTCTCGAACAAGACCCACGGCAAGGTAAAACTGCCGGGCGGCGGCGGCTTCACGCTCAGTCTCGACGGCATCCTCATGGACGAGGACGTCGGCGCCGACTACCTGGAGACGCTCTTTTTCGCGCGCACGGAGGTCAAGGTCTCGATCAAGAAAGATACGGCGATCAAATACACCGGCAGCGGGTATCTCACCAAGAAGTCGTTAAAAGTACCCTACGAGGGCGGCGCGACGTTCTCCTATACGCTCGAAGGCCGCGGCCAGATGGAGCCGCCGGCGTAAACGAACACGAAGGTTTTTTATGGAAGTTACCATCACCCTCGATATCGTCCGCCGGCTGCGCTTTGACGTGAATGCGCTGGCCGACGCCGATCATTTGCTGCGCTGCGACCTGGCCGAGGTCGCGCGCGCGCCACGCGTCTCCGATATCCGCATCCTGCTGTGGGCCGGCCTCAAGTGGGAGGACCGGCGGCTGACACTCGAACAGGTGGGCTTGCTGATGGGCGCAGATCTCAAAAAGCCCGACGGCCTGCGGCTGAGCGAGATGTGGCAGCGCATCGACGACGCCATCACCGCCGCCGGTCCCTTCGGTCCCTCGGGAAACGCCGAGCCGGAGAGGGCGCCAGTGGCTCCGCCACTCTCCGGGAATGGATTGCTGAAGCCAAGCGCGCCGCCTATGGAGTCCTCGGACTCTACCCCGACCAATTCAAGCGCCTGACGCCGGGCGAGCTCGTCGACATGATCGAGGCGCGCACCTGGGCTAACGAAACGGCAACGCCCGGCGCCGCGGCCAAACGGCAATCAGACACGCGCAGCGCCGCTGAGCGGAAACAAGAACTGGAGCAGCTGAAGCAGGAGTTCGGGAAATAGGCGTTGTAGGGGCGTGATTCATCACGCCCTTCCGAGGGCGCATAAATTGCGCCCCTACATTTATGGCTAACAGCGAAACCGTTTACGAAGCCATTGTCGCGCTGCGCGCCGAGTCGACAGCGCTGCGCACCGACCTGACCAAAGCGCACAGCGTGCTGCAAGGCTCGCTCACCGGCATGGGCGCGATGGCCAAGGCGCTGGCGCCGACCTTAACGATCGCCGGGGCGGTCGCGTTCGGCAAGTCGGTCGTCGACACCGCCGGGCAACTCACCGACCTCGCGGCTCAGACCCAACTCTCCACGCAGTTTCTAAGCGGTATCAAATCCACACTGGAAGAAGCCGGTAGCTCGCTCGACACGTTCGCGCGCGGCGTCTTCACGGCGCAAAAGAACCTCGGCGCCGTCGACGAGGAAGGCGACCAGGCGGCGCAGGCGATCGCCCGGCTCGGCCTGAACGTCAAGGATCTCCAGAACGCAAGCCCCGAGCAATTCATCGAACTGATCGGCAACGCGCTGGCGAAGATCGAAAACCCGACCGAGCGCGCGGCGATCGGCGCGAAAATCTTCGGCAAATCATGGCAGGAGATCGGCCCGATCATCAGCGATATCGCGACGCGGATGGACGAGCTCAAAGCGTCGGGCATGAGCGAAGCGGATATCAAAAAGCTCGACGACTTCGGCGACGCCATCACCCGAATCGGTAACCAGGCGCAGATCGCTGCGTCCGGGGCGCTGGCAAACTTCGCCGATGGGATCGACCGGATATTTAATCTCACCCCGCAAGCCACGCTCACCAATGAGCTGGTCAGGGTCAACGACGAGCTCGACAAGATCGACAAGCTGCTCGCCGACCGTAGCCGCAGCTGGGGCGCTCAATTAGCCTCGGCTCTGAACCCGCTCGAATCGCCGCAATTCGGAGGCCCGACCGACGAACTGATCGAGAAAAAAAAGGAGCTGCTCGCCGTCAACCAACGACTCGCGCAGCAACAGGCCGATCTCGACGCCAAGAGTCAAAAGACCGGTGCCGGTGACACGGGTGGCGCGGCGGGCGCGAAAGCCGCAGCGGATGCGGTCAAAGTCCAGGCGAAAGCGCAGCAGGATCTGATCGCGATTACCCGCGAGCTCGACCAGGCGGCGATGACGCCGCTCGGCAAAACCATCGCCGAAATCACCGCGCGCTATGCGGGCTGGGCCGCCACCGGTGCGACCGCGCTCAAGGGTAAGTCGAGCGAACTCGCTGCCTTCAACACGCAGCTCGACGCCACCAAGGCGAAGATGACCGCGCTCGCGCAGCAGGAAGTCGGCAAGAGCGCCGTCGGCAAGTTCGAGGAGCAGTTCGGCGTCAAGTTCGACTTCAACAAAAAGGCCGCCGCGCAGGATCTCGCCAACAATTTCGTCGCGGTCGCCAATGAATTCAAAAACAACCCGGCCGCGCAGGAACAGCTCAACGCGGCGTTTCGCAACTTCGTCGAGCAGTCGATCAAGGCCGGGACGGCGGATATCCCCGAGCTGCTGAAAAGTGCCGGTCTAACGGACCTGTCCGGCCTGACCTTCGCCCTGGGGCCCGAGCTGCTCAAGGGATTTCAAGACAGCGAAAAGGCGGGCGAGCAATGGGGCAAGACGATGGCGAAGGAAGCGGCGGCCATGCAAGAGAAATACGCGACGATCGCCACGAACATCGACAATATCACGATCAAGACCAACGAGCTCGTCCAGGCGGCCTCGGAAAAACTCGCGATTAACATGGAAACCGCCCAGGCCGCCGCGGCGCTCGCCCAGGTGCAGGGCGCGCTGAACGGGATCCAGGCGACGATCCGGCAAATCAACGCCACGCCGGTGCAGCCGGTCGCATAATGTAAGGGCGATTCATGAATCGCCCCTACGGGGGAAACCCATGGCGACAAAGACCGAACAGACCCTGCGCAACATCAACCAGCACCTGCGCCAGACCCTCGGCCTGGCGAAGGATATTAACCGCAACCGGGTGCGGCCGGGGCAGGTACGAGTGGAGAGCCACCTCGAGCAGGAGCTGAAGCGGCGGAAATTGACGACGAACGAGCCGGGGTAAAATGGCGGTAGGGGCGGACCTGCGTGTCCGCCCTCCGGAGGGCCGACACATAGGTCGGCCCCTACCAGATAATTAAAAATGAAATTCTATTTATACAGCACCGATGACGCCGATCCCGCCGAGGCGGCAGACAAGATCGAATGGCAGGCCGACACCCTGGAAAGCGAATACGATCCGGCATTCGACTGGAACGGGCGCGGCGCGGACGTGGTGACGCTCGGCGGGCATGTGATTCACGACTACGGCACGCTCGAAGCGGACCGCAAGATCCGCTGCGCCGGGTTCATCGATCCGGCCGAAGCCGCCGCCCTCGAAGCGGCGTATCTCGCCGGCGGCGAATATCACTTTACCGCGCGCAAGCAGCTCGGCGTCGCCGCCGACGTGTGGAAGGTGCGCTTTCGCCGCGTGCCGCGCGGCTTTACCGCCGTGCTCGACACGCCGGTGTTCGCCATCGGCCGGGCCATCTCCGAGCCGGTGCGCGAGGGGTATGAGCAGTATCGGTATGAGGTCGTCCTGCTGGTGGTCAATAAATTGTAAGGGCGATTCATGAATCGCCCCTACGTGACGTAAATACATTGCAATTCGTTGACATTTTATTGGACGGCGCTTCGATTCTCTCGAAGGTCAAATCCATGCGCATCGAGCGGCGCGCGGACCAGGCGGTCGATACCTTGACCTTGGAGCTCGCCGACTTTGCGCTTTATTCCGAGTTCGACTTTTCTACCCTGCCAACGGGCGAGCGGATACAGGTCGGTACCGCGAGCGGGGAGCCGCGGGTGAACGGCGTCACCGTGGGCACCGCCGTGCTGACTTCGGCCGGGGCGACCTTCGGCGCCGATGGCGTGACGGCCGACGATCTTTTATTGATCCTCGCCTCGACGGTCGCGGCCGATATCGGCGCCTGGCCGATCACGGCGATCGGAGCCACGACTTTGGCGGTCGGCGCGCATACCTTCGGTACCGCGACCGGCGTGTCGTTCACCGTGCTGAAAAATCAGGGGCGGTTTTTTATCGAGAAGCCGGACGTGATCGAGTCGAAAGACATGATTGCGATTCCTTCGCTGTGGGGAAGGAACGGCCTCGCGCGCCTGCTCGACCCGTTCGCCGAGCGGCTGACCCGCACGTGGACGAAAAACACGACGCTCTTTGGAATCATCGATGAGCTTGTCGGCAACGCCGGGATGGACCCGGCCGCCGTCGCGATCGATATCAACGACTTTACGATCCCGGCGAATATTTATTCCGTCAGCGGGCAGTATCCGCTGCAAGTGATCATCGATCTCGTCTCGAAGACCAACGGCTACGCGCGCTCGACCCGCGACGGCGACTTGTGGATACAGAAACAGTTATTCCACCTCGACGGCCTGCCGGTCGCGCTGGCGCTCGACGAAAGCAATATCGCCGATCAGGTGAGCGAGCGTATCGAATACCCGGAGTTCGGCAATCGGATCCTCGTCCGCACGCAGCTTTCCAGCGCCGGGCAGGAATATCAGATCAGGCTAGAGCTCGACACCCCATGCATCCGCGGCACTTCCACGGCGGTGACCGCGGTCCTCGCGATCGTCACCGACGGCGCGGGCAATCCCGCCGGCGACGGCACACCGGTCCGGTTTAGCATCGACAATCCGTTGCTCGGCCAGTTCTTCCCGGTGATCGCTTTAACCGGCGAGTGGCCGGTGATCGGCGAGCTGCAGCAGGCGAGCGATCTCTTATCAGTCTCCACCGACTATCCGATCCGCGAGGTGCTAGGCGTTTACTTAGAGAACGACGCCAACCGCGCGCTCAATTATTTTGTCGGGGCGATTCATGAATCGCCCGTACAAGGCACGACGATCACCCTCGGGCGCGAGCTGCCGTTCACCGACTCACGGGTAGTCGTTGATTATATCGCCGCGGGAGTGGCGCGCTCGTCGCTCGCCGCCGTGGCCGGCGCGGCCGAGGGCAAGACCGAGGTGCATGCGGCGATCGGCAAGATCCGCGACACGCAGGAATTCTGCATCAACAATCAGCTCAACGTCTCAATCTCCCTGCACGCGACCAAGACCGAATATAACCTCTGCAAAAACGAGCAGGCGATGGTGAGCAAACTCACCGCGCAGGTGAAGATCGACGGGCTCCCGGCCAACGGCGCGATGGTGCAATGGCGCCGCCGCGGCGATCCCGGCGGCACGGTCACGCCGAAGTGGAGCGCGCTCAAAAATCTGACGATCGAAGAGGTCGTCACTTCACGCAATAATTTTACCGTCAATGTCCAAAATGAAATCTCCAAAGTCCTCGGCGTCTGGGTCGGCGCCACGGTCGAGGAAGCGGGCTATACCGATTACTACAACACGCAGCAGGACCGGACCCGATCGTTCGAGGGCCGCGAGATCACCCTCGGCACCAACCTTCCCAAGGCGCAAATGGCGGTGGTCGTGCGCTACGTCTCCTTCGCCACGGCGCAGGCGGAATACAGCGGTCCGAGCGAGATCGGCGAGGACGAGATCACCGCGGTGATCGCCGACGGCACCAGCACGCCGGCGCAGGACTCGCTGGTGATCACGACGATCAATGATTGCACCGGCGATTCGCTCGGCGGCTCGGGCGGCGGGCAGCGCGACCCCGGCGGAGAAAAGAACTGCAGCAACTCGACGCCGTCCGGATCGCGCTGCGCCTCGGTGACCTATCCGAACGCGGTGCACCAGACGGTGGAGGAATGCATCTGCGCCGTCGAGACCGGCGGCAGCGGCTGCCCGACCACCGCCCAGGGCTGCGAGGACTTCTGCAAGGCGGCCGTCGCCAAGTACGGCCTCGACCCACTCAGCTGCGATCAGAAGCCGACCCCGGCGGCGGTCGACAAGTTGGAGAAGCAGCTCGGCACGAGCATTCCGACCAATCAGGAGGCGGCCTACGCGAGCTGCGCGGAGACATGCAAGGGCGACCCCGACTGCATCTCGCCATGCGTCGCGGCGCACACGGACGCCACCGTCGATCGCTGCAAGCAGAAGTGCCTGGACCACGGCCTGGTGCTGACGCCAACGTCGGGAGCGATGAACTGCGGCAGCGGCAATAATTTTTCGGTCAA